TCAGCTGTCTTTGCTTACTTGGAACCGCTTCTGGATTTCACCGAAGTAGTAGGTGCTAGCGGCGCCGGCCTCGTTGAACAGGTAGCCGACGACGGCACCAGCCAGGGCGCTGTCCACCCTGATGCCGCCAAACAGCAGGCCTGCCCCGACAAGCAGGGCGCCGCCCACCAGCATGTACGCCAGATTGCGTTGGGTACGGTCACCGGTAGCAGTCTCGCGTGCCCTGGCATTGGCGCGGTCATCGGCGGCGATTTTTGCCAGCGCCTGCTGGTTCGCAAAGCCGAGTTCTTGCATGCGCGCAGCAAACTGCTGGTCAGCATTCTTGATCGCCAGCATTTGCTCCGGCGTCGCGCCGGCAACCGCCTGCTTTAGGGCATCCTCGGTTTTCTCGGAAAGGCCGAGCGCATCTGCCACGGCCGACATAGCCAGGCCACCCAGCGGCCCGCTCAGCGCGGTTCCGATCCACGGCGCCACAGTGCCGACAATCTGTTTCCAGTCCATCACGCTGCCTCCACACGGTTGAGAACCCAGCCATAGACGAACGTCTCGTTAGCCGCGCGCTGCTCGGCCAACTCGAGATAACGAACTGCTTGGCTGCAGTTGATCGATTTGAGCAGTACAGCCTCACCCTCGGCGCCACGCTTGGCCAGGAACATCTTCAGCGCGGCCAGCGTGCGCGGGCCGAGCTGGCCATCGGCGGCGAGGTCGGGGTAGAGCGAGCCCTGCAGGTTGAACGCGTTCAGCCAGCGCTGGAGCATGGCGGCCTGAACAGCCGGCCCCATATTGACGCCCGTATCGCACAGCTCCTCGGCGATGCGTGGACTGATGGCGTGCACCTGATCAAAGCGCGGGCCGGTCCAGTAGTCGGAATCGAGGATGGCCAGCGCGGTGTCGCGCGGCAAGTCGCGCATGTCTCCCTGGTAGCCATGGGCACGGGCTACGCGCTCGGTGATGCCCCAGCGGGTCGGGCCGCCCTTGTCATCTGGGTTGTTCACATAACCGCCTTCGCGGCCGACGATCGCCGCAAAAATCTCGTCTTTTTTCACGCCAATGTCTCCAGTATCGATTCGGCCATTCGCAGCACCTCGCCAGCCACTGCTGCCGGCGCGGCTGCGTTGATGATCACCGGCAGCTCGACGGCATCGAGGCCGGTTTCGCTGACGTGAGCCGTCGTGCCGGCACCGTCACGCACCAGGCGCACGGCAACGCCGCCCATTTCCATGGCAGCGGACAATTCGTTGCGGAATCGGCAGTCGTCGACCACCACGCGGCCACCGCTGGCCAGCACCCCGCGTACGGCGTGCTGCCACGCGGCCACCCAGAGGTCGGTATCGATCAGGTTGCGGCCCCACTCGGTGCCGAGGGTTTGCATGGCGTGGCGCGGCGTGCACCAGCCAAGCAGCGCGCAGGGTTTCTCCTTCAGATCGCCTTCGATCTCGGCGTCGGTCAGACCGAGCGCGCGCAGCATGCTCTTGAGCGGGCCGGCGAACTTGACCACGGTGTAGCCGTGACTGGCGACCAGTTCAGCGGCGATAGTGGATTTGCCCGAGCCGGCACGGCCGGTCAGCACAATCACCTTGGGGAGTTCGGGCATCGGATTCTCCAAATGAAAACAGCCCGCAAGGGGCGGGCTGAAGGGGATAACGGGAATGTGGGGCGGCGCGGATCAGCCGGCTTTCGGCCAACTCACCCAGTCGTCGGCGCCGGTTCTTTCGCGGTCGTCGTCGACGTTCACCGGCATAGAGATGGTGATGCCGTGGTCGGGATGAGTGATCCAGAGCGCCTGACGGGCTCGCTCGAACCCGAAGTTGTTGGCGTTGGCGTATTCGTCGTAGCCCTTGAGCGAGCCATTGACGATCAGGCGTTGCTGCTGGATCAGCTGGTGCCAATGGCCGAGCAGCAGGACGTCGTACCCCTGATCGATCTGACTGGAACGGCTGCGCTTTTTGTGGTCGCCGCGGATGATCGGGCCGAGGGCGCCGATCATGCCGTCACCGCCCCGGAACTGATCACCATGGGTCAGCAGGTAGCGGTGCCCATACACTCGCCACGCGGCGTCGGGGCCATCGGGAATCAGGAAGGTGACGCGGCTGTCACCCTCGAACAGCTTGGCCAGCATGACGTAGGTCAGCCAATCGAAGCTGGTGAAGTTGCGACCCTTGGCGCGAATTTTCTTGGTGTTGCGGCCGTGGTTGCCGGAGACGCAGGGCACGAACACTTTGCCGAACTCGTCGGCCAGCTCACGGATGCACCAGGCCAGCACGCCGATCAGGTCGACCACGGTCGGCATGATCTCCAGCTCGTTGGTGGCCTGCAGTTCCTCGTGGATGTCGCCGCTGACCATGTCGCCCCCCAGGGCGAACACGATGCCGGGGTACTTCGCCCCGACCAGACAGCGGCGAAGCAGGTGTGCCGTGCGCTCGATCAGCTTTTGGGCTCGCTTGTGGGCGATTGCCAGGTTGTACTCGTTGACGCCGTTGATCTGACGCGGGTCGACCACCTCGGCCCAGTGCCAGTCGCTGGCGAACAGCGTCGGCACGCCAAGCTCGCCAGGGACATCCCTCCGGCGAGAAAGCCAGTTCGGTACCTCGACGACCGATTCGGTGAGCTTGACGATGCGCCGCTTCACAAACTCGGCGTCGACCGAGTCGCGCTGAATCGCGGCCAGTTGTGCCTTGAGCGCTTTGACCTCGGGGTCAAGGCCAATCTGCGCCGGCGGGTCGTCATTTGCTGCCTGCGGGACTTCACCCACCGAGATAGGCTTGCCAACGCTGGTGACCAGCTTGATGCCGCGACGCTTCTCGACCGCACGGCGCCGCTCATGCACCGCCCGCTCGGAGCACCCCAGTTCACGCGCCACGGCCGCCGCGCCACCGAGCCGGCGCCACAGGCCGATGAAGTCGTCTTCGCTGCATTTAGGCTTGGACATGCTGCCCTTTCAGTTTCGTGTTTTCGTCGATGAGCGCGGCAATCTTGGCGGTCAGCGCCTCGTTGCTGTGCTGCAGCTCGGCCATGCGCTGCTCGGTTTCGGACAGTTCGCTGGCCAGCCGCGAAACCTCGCTACGCAGCCCCTCCACCTGGCCGGCCAGGCTGGCGGCCCGCTCGATCGCCTCGTTGCGCTGCGCGGCGAAGGCGTCGGCTCGGGCGGTGAGCTCACGCACCTGGGCGGCCAGCTCGGCGCGCAGCGAGTCGGCCAGCGACACCGCCGCATCCTCGCGCTTGTCTTGCTTGATTTTGCGGGTGGCGATATACGCCGCCGTGGGCAGGGCCGTGAGCGCGCTGACCACTGCAGCGCCGAGTGCGGTCCAATCCATGTTTCCCCCTTGGAAACAAAAAGACCCGCCAAGCGGCGGGCCATGAAATGAATCGAGCCGGTTAAACCGGCTCTTGTCGAGGTAGATCTCCACCGAAGCGCGAAGGCCCGAACCGCGCCACCGCCCCGACGTACAGCCACACCCGCCACGTCGGGAACCCGGCCAGCTGCAACAGCTCGGCGAACACCTGCACTGTGGCACGCCGCTTGATCGGGATCTCTCGTTTCCACTGACACAAGGCGTCATGCACCAAGCTGGCGTAGAACGTCTGCGGCCGGCCGTCGGGCATCAGCGGCCCGTCCGGGGTGCCGAGCCACAGCCCGGCAGGCAGGCGCCATGCTGGGCTGCAGCCGTCCCAGGCGTAGCCGGGCTGAATGAAGATCGAGCCTCGGGGGCGTATGTCGATCCAGTCATTCCGGTACTCCACGCTGACCAGGTGCGTCGAGGTGTGGTGGAAGGGGCGATCGAGACGGTAGCGCCAGGCCATGGCAGATCCTTACGCCGGCGTGGGTGCTGGCCACTGGATTGCGGCCAGCTGCTCGGCCGCGTCTGGTGCCTGCAGGTCGACTGCCATCAGCACATCCTCCAGTGCCTGGCGCTTGCCGATGATCTGGCCGCTCGCCACGGCATAGGCCAGAACTTTGGCGCGCACCCGTTCGGCCAACGTGGTGACCGTCAGACCGCGTGCGGTGGCTATGGCGTTCAGCAGCGGCGTGGCGGCGAGCGGATCAGCAGCCAGCGCCTCAGCTTCGCGCGTCTGCTGCGCCCAGCTCTGCACCTCGCCGTCTGGGTAGTTGGCGGACAAGGGGGCCAGCAGCTCGGCGGCGCGGGTGTTGATGGCGGTCAGCTGACAGGTACGCAGGTCGGTCAGGACCGGCTGCAGCTCGGCCGCGTCGGCGGCCAGCCACTCTTCGGCCGTGCCTGGCTGCGGATTGGCAAACTTGCCGACGATGCGGCCAGTCTCATCACGTTGGATGTAGGGCATTTTTTTTCCCTCCTTACGGGCGAATGTTGGGGTCGTACCAGCCGAGGGTCGTGATGTACATGTTTTGGCCGGCGCTTCGCTCTCGATGGCGGATTTGGGCGGATGCATTCGTCCAACACTCCACCTGCCCGCCAAGGTTTACCGATGTGCTGTTGCCGATGGAATCAAGCGGGGCGGCGCTGGTCGCAGGCGCCACGTCGGCTATGTCAGGCGTCGAGAAATACGTGCCAGTGGATGCAATGTAAACGTCAAAAAACGCTTTCACCGGCAGCCGAGGTACGGTGCACGTGAGCAATGACGCAGTTGTCGATGTCGTTCCGCTGAAATCCAGAACAGGGGTGTCCCACCAAAACTCTTGGCCGCGCTGAATAAATTTCACCCACTGCCCGGAGCCGTTGGTAGGCACGGCACCGATGTAACGGTATTGCGTGTAGTTGGCCGGAAGCGTGGGGACCGACGAGCTGAGAGAGAAAATAACGTCGACGACACCAGTATCGGGACGGCGAATTTCGTAGAAGTAATACCAAGTTGAGTTGGCGATGATACCGGTATCCAAGCCACCAACGCCGGTGCCAACCGCCCATGCTGCCGTCGTTTTGCTGATTGACGACGCCAAAGTCATGAGCGCCGCTCCGGTACTGTTGGCGGCCTGGCCGGCTGCAATGGTCATGGTCGTAGACGATCCCGCCGTGGACAGCCCAAGTCCGGAATAATGCCCTATGGGGCAGTAGGCAGTCGGCAGCGGATCCAGGATCACAAAATCCACCCCATCGTACTCAAGGTCCGCCAGCTGGCTGGCCACAATCACCGGCGCCACCTTGTTGCCAGCACTGTCGTACTGCTTGATCGACTTGGCGCCGAGGCCCGATGCGTTCAGCGTGTCTGAGCCGTTGCCTGCACCGTTGAACTTAACGCGGAACCGCTGCCCGGCGGCGTAGGCAGTCAGCGCCGGTACCGGCGACAACGTAAAGCTCGGCGCCGCGCCGGAAGAGGTGAACGCGGTCAGCGCCTGGCTTTGCACCTGACCTGCGCTGACTGCATGTTGGGTCTGCGTGGCGCTGGCCACACTGAACGCCTGTCCATTACTGCCAGCCAGCGGCGCCTTTCCAGCCAGCGCGTTGTTCATCGTGGCGGCGAAGTTGGCGTCGTTGCCAAGCGCTGCGGCCAGCTCGTTCAGCGTGTCGAGCGCGGCAGGCGAAGAAGCTACCAGCGCCGCGATCGCGGCTTGCACGAAGGCGGTGTTGGCGAGCTGCGCAGTATTCGTTCCAGGTGCTGCTGTCGGCGCGGTCGGCATGCCGGTGAGCGGTGCGCTGTCCAGCGGAGCCGCACCCAACGTCGCGCGGGCGGTTGCCGCGTCGACATCGTCCAACAAGGTGCGAGCGAAAGCCGTCAGGCTGGTGGTGGCGAAGGTGTCGGCGCCTGTGGAATAGATCAGCTTGTCGGCAGCAGTGACAACGGCTGCCAGCGCGGTCAAGGTGGCGTCGATCGGTTGCTTGCCGGCCGTCAAGCCATCAGCCAGCGCCTTCAGGAATGCCGTTCGCTCGGCAAGCTGCTGAGCCTGCAAGTTGGCCGTTCCACCAGCGCCGCCCTTGACGCGATCGAGCACTTCAATCTGGTAGACGTCGGGGAATCCCGGGTCGGCCGGTACGGTCAGAAAAGCCATTACGCGACTCCATAGGTGTAGCTGCCATCGAAGGCGGCCATATCGTTGTAAATCAGTTCGGCATTGGTGAAATCGATGCCCCACAGCAGAGAACGAGCAGGCGCTACCGAGTCGAGCAGACGGCGCACTGCATCGGCCTGGCGCACAGAGAGAAGCTTGTCGATGCGGACACGGTATTCGGCCCACCCGGCCGGATCGTCGTAGCTGGCGAAACCGTCAAAGGCCACTGACCCGTCGTAGCAGTAGCCGTTAGTGCCCTCGTCGATCTCGATTTCGCCCAGGCTGAGCGCGCGGAACACCTCACGGATTGCCGCCGGCGTTCCCTTGATGCGATGCAGCCGGATCGCGCCCTTGAGCAAGGCGCGTTGCGCCTCCTCAGTTGCGGCCAATTCCCAGCCATCGTCGAGCAGGCTGTATTCCTCGGCCAGGGTCGGCAGCAGCGAGGCGTCGACCCGGTCGATCCAGCGCACCAGCACCTCCTGCGGATCGATAGCCACCAGACGCGCCGACCAGATGTCGGCGAGCGTCGCAAACCGCTCGTCGCCCGCCAGCACGGCAGGCAAATCGGGATGGGTTGTCATGGCTTACTCCGGCACGGACAGATCGACACCCAGGCAGTGCCGCCACTCCCAGGCTTCACACGCGACGAACGCCGGCTCGGTGAGCGCCACCGCGTGAACCGACGGTTGCACGGCCGAGATGAACTGGCTGGGAACGATGTCGCCACCCAGCGATGCGGCAAAGCTGGTGGCCAGCGCCAGCGCGGCGCCGGTCGCCTCTTGCTCGACAGTAGCCGTGACATCGCCCTGATTGGACGTGAGCGTGCCCCGCACCCAGTAGTCGACCGCGATTGGTGCCGCGGCATAGACCGTATCGTTGAGGACTCGAATGTCCTCAGCCCCCACGGCGGCCTGGACTGCATCCAGCACGGTCTGGCCGGGCAACCCGGTATCGAGCAGCGGGTACACCGTCACGTCACCGGGCACCGGGTAATGCCGCCGTACCGCCACGTCGATCACGGCGGGGTGGGCGCGCATTGCGTGGTAACGGTAGGCCGGCGCCGGCCCTGCAACGCTGTAGCGGTCGAACGACAGCAACAGACGCTGCTGCAGGCGCTCGTCGGTTTCTTCGGGCGCACCGCCATCCGTCGTCGTGGTGTTGCTGACGGTCAGGCCGCTCGGCGCACCGGCAAGGATGCTGACCAGCTGGTTGATCTGACCGGGGATGTAGCCGTTACCCTGGGCACCGGCATCAGTGGCGCTCGCCGTGACCGACGCGGCGAGCTGGCCAGCCGTCAGTGTGGCGCTCTCGATGGTGGCCATCGTCAGCGCTCCATTGCCGGTGGCCACCAGCGTGCCGGCCGGGATGACGAAGTCGGCCTGCTGCGCCACCGACACGCGAAACTCCAACGTGCAGCCCGCGGCGTAGGCCGGCAGGCGACTCTCGCCGCGGTCGTTCGCCAGTTCGTCGAGGATTGCGCCTCGGCTGTAGCGCACCAGGTTGAGCAGCGCGGCGTCCTGCACCTGCTCGCGCAGCAGCGACTCGCGGTACGCCATGAAATCGATCAGCAGGCGCTCGGGCTGGGCGGGGTACAAAGTCTTGGCGCTGCGCTCTTCATAATCGGCGACCAGCTCCTGCACGATCTGGTCGGAAGACCGGCTGATGAACTCAGGTTTGGCCATTGCTTACCTCGGTGATTTGTTGAGAGTCGCCGCTGGCTGGCTGCCAGGTGATGCGGATCTTCCAGTGCGCCTCGTCATCGCCTGGCGACAACGTGACGCCGACGATCTCGGCGCGCGGCTCCCACATGGCAATGGCGGCGTACACCTCGCGCACGACGTTGGGCAGCGCCACGTCGACCGGCGCGTCGATCCACTTCCAGGCGTCACAGCCAAACAGCGGCCGCAGTGGCACAGACCCTTTGGGCGTGCCAATGACGATGCGGATGCACTGGTCGATGTCGTCGAGGTCTTCGACCACGCCGCCGGGCTCGCCCAGCTGTGGCGACCAGTCGGCCGATTGAATGTCAGAGAGCTGGATCATTTCGAGGCCTTGCGTTTGGCTTTGCGGTTTGCGGCGGCCTGCTTGGCCTCGGCACTGGTGCGCAGGCGCTGCCCGGTAACTGACACGTCCCAGCCGCCGGAGCGGGTGGCCGAGTGCCGGCTTTCCGACAGCAGGTAATCGCCGTCGCCCTCGCCGAGGCAGGCGATGTTCAGCGTGTTTCCGGCCAACAGGCGAGGGTCGCCGATCAGGGCGAATTCACCCTCGACGGCCTTGAGGTTCTTGTCGCGCAGCGCGGCCTTGGCCATGGCCACGGCCTGCTGTTTGTTCTCGGCCCGGGTGTTGAGCTTGAGGGTGTCGGCCTTGTCCTCGATCACCTTGTCGCCGCGCTTGCGCTTGGCGGTGGGCGCGTTTTCGGTGTGCTCCACCAACTGGCGGGTTTTCGGGTCCATGTAGGCCACCGTGACGCTCTTATACGTCGCTGCGGTCTTGTCGCGTACCCGGTAGGTTTTCAATTGCGGGCGCTGCGTGACCGTCAGCACCGCGTCGCGATCGTCCACGGCGGACAACGGCGCCACGAACAACTGATCGCCACGCGCCGACACCATGTGCCCGTACTGCTCGGCGATGCGCTTCAGAAACCCGAGGTCGGTTTCCTGATTCTGGGTGACACGCCCCAGCGGCACCTCATCAGGCGAGCCAACCAGCTGCAGGTCGTTGCGCTGGGCAACCTGCCTGGCAATGCTGGCCAGCGTCTGGCCGTTGTAGGCCTTGGTCTGCGTGGTGCGAACGGCGCGGGTGACGCCGGCGGACAGCGCCTTGATGGTGACCTCGTCCGGCGGGCCGGACAGCTCGCACTCGTCAACCTCGAACTCGCCGCACGGCAGCATGGCTTCTCCGGCATAGCCAAAGCTGGCAGTAATGCGGTCGCCCTTTTCCGGGTACCAACTGCCTGACCAGCGGCCGTGACTGTTTTCCAACACGAGCTCCAGCTCGTCAGCCTCGCCCGAGCGCTTGTCGTTGTAGACCAGCCGCACGAAGTCGCTGCTGATGTCGGCGGTGATGTCCTTGCCTTCGTACTGAATAAAAAAAACCAGGCGCTTGGGCCCGGTGTCTTGTGTGCTTATCGCTTCCACGGCGGCAGATCCTCCTCGGCCAGCGCCGGGTCATCGTCTTCCAGAATCGGAATCTTGACCGACAGACCGGCCGATAACGTCGGCAGGATGCGTAACTGGGGATTGGCCTCGATGATGGGGCTCATCAGCGTGGCGTCGCCGTAGTATTCCCAGGCCAGCGTGTCCCAGCGCTCGCCGGCACTGGTGATGTGCTCGAGGTAATCCATGGCTCAATTCCGCGTAATCTTGGTGAATTCGACGCCATCCTTGTTCTTCACCGTGGCGGTACCCGCGCGCGAAGTCTTGGCGCCCGGCGTCTTCTTCGAACCCGCCTTGCCCTTTTGCTTGCGGCCCGGCGCGGCCTTGCGCTTCTCGCGGGTCGCCGCCTCCAGCAACTTCGGCTCGACATACTCGAGCAGGCTGACGCTTGCCGAGAGCGACGTGACCTTGCCGAACTGGGTGGCGGTTTGTTCCGTCACCCGAATTTTTTCGATGACGAACTGCCCCTCGATCACGCCGTGCCCCCAGATCAGCGGCATCGACTTGCCGGCACGCCGCGCTTCGTCGAGCTTCTTCAGCTCGGCTTCGGGGTCGCAGTAATACTCGTGGAAGGCCAGCTCGATCGTGAGCTCGTCGAGCTCTTCGCCGGTGCGCTGCAGAATGGGCTTGCCATCCAGCACCTCGTGGCGGGCGTACTTCGTCGCTCGGTTGATCTCGAGCCCGTCGAAGTGGGTGATCAGCTCGAACTGAATCTCGCCGAGCAGTGCAAACATGAGCGCCCCCTATCAGTACGCTGCGCGCGCCTTGTTCTCGACGGCTTGGTTGATCATGCGTAGCAGCTCGTCGCGGTGCGCGTTGAGCAGCGCCTTGAACTTGGCATCGGTGCCTGGTATCGGGTCGCCCTGAATGGTCAGCGCCGGGTTGTAGTGCAGTGTGACTTGCGGGGCGACGACCTTGCCGGGCTGCCCCTGGGCGTTGCTCTTGGAGGCTGCCACAGGGTTGAGCGGAACGGGGGCTTTCGCCCCTGCACCGGGCGCACCGCCCATGCGCTTGATCGGCGTCGGCGCCAGCAGCTTGGCGTCTTTGTCGCCATTGATCAGGTCGTACAGCCAGGTACCGAGCGTGCGTTCCTTGCCGCCGTTGGTGGCGGTCAGCACCTGGGTGATTCCCTCGTTGGCCATCGTCCCCAGCTCGTAGCCGGCCATACCGGCGCCAACCACGCCAAGCCCCTTGCCGGCGACGCTAGCCAGCTTGCCGAGCTTGCTGGCCTTGCCAAGCGTACCGGCTTTGCCTCCGCCGCCGCCAAGGTCGAGCCCGCTGCCCGGCCAGTTGGTCACCCAGACGCGCTGAACGTCGAGACCGCCGGCGGCTTCTGCTGCCTTGCCAGCTGCGTCCTTCTTGCCGACGAGGCCACCGAGCTTGCCGAGCGGGCCGAGGGCATAGCCGGCAAGGCGGGTGATGGTGCCGAGCGTCATGGCGAGTGCGCCGCCGACCAGTAGCACGCCACCCATACCGGCTACGGCCAGGCCTGCCGCTTTGGCCAACTTCGGATGTTCGCCGATGAATTCGGACATTTTGGCCGAGGCATCGCCGAGCCACTCGGTCAGCGCCTTGAGCTCTGGCGAGATCGTGGCTCCGAAAGCCGACAGGGTGTTGGTAAACGTACCGGAAGCGGCATCCCACAGATTCTTGAGGGTTCCCAGCTGCTCGTTTACTCGACGCTGCAGATCGGCCTGATTTTCCATACGGCCAACGGTGTCCTTGTAGCCATCCACTCCCTTGTTGATAAGGATGGAGAGCACCTGCATGGTTTCAGCCTCGTCACCAAAAACTTCCTTGAACGCCTTTAGCCGGTTGGTAGTCGTCAGCCCCTTGAGCTTGTCCAACTGCAACATCATGTTACCCATGCCGCCGAATTCACCCTTGCCGTCGGTAAAATCGAGCTTGATACCCTTGCTGGCCAGCTCGGCGTTGGCCTTGGCCACTTTCTTGGTGTCCATGCCAAGCTGCACCACCTTGCGTAGCGCATTGCCGGCCGCCTCGCCTTGCATGCCAGCCTGGTCGAACATCACCGCGAACGGCGCCATCGCCTTGGCCGCCTCGGAGCCCTTGCGTTTCATGGTGTCCATTGCCGGGGTCATCTTGGTGTAGAACTGCAACATGTTGTTGTCGTTCACGCCGAGATAAGTGGCCCTCTGGATGGTATCCATCAGCCCCATCATGTCGCCCTCGACCGTACCTGTGGCGTCCTGCAACTTGGCGACAAACTCGGCCGCCTGCTCCGGCGGCTTTTTCAACAGCACGCCGAGGTAGGCTGCCGACTTGCCTACGCCTCCCAGAATGGCGTCATAGCTGATGCCCTGTTTGACCAGGGCGGTCATCATGTTTTGGAAGTCAGCGGTGGTGCCGGGCAGCTTGTCGCCAAGATCCGTCGCGAGCTTGCTGATCTTGCCGTAGCGTGCATCCAATGCGCCGCCGGCGCCGAGCATGGAGACTTTCAGGCCGGTGGCGGCATCTTCGGCTTGGGCAAAGGCGGCGATCGGCTTTTGCATCATGCCGGTCAGCAGCGCGCCATCGCCCATCGCCTTGGTGCCGAGCCGATCGAGCCGGCCGGACAAGGCGCCGACTCGCGCATCGAGGCTGCTGATGGCTCCCATCGACTTGCCCGCGGCGGTGCCGAACACGCCCGACATCTGGTCGAACGCTTTGAGTACGATGCCGAACTGGATCAGGTCCATGGCAGCTCCCATAAAAGAAAACGCCCCCGATCATTCGGGGGCGCGGTGCATGTAGTTGTGATACTCGATGAACTGGCCACACCAGAAGGCCAGGTCGGCGGCGGGCAGATCGTCGACATAGTCGGCGGTCCACCCGGTAGTCGCGATCAGGTGGCAGATGGTGCGGAGCTCTGGCGACTCCGCCCCACCTAGTTTCCCTCGATGGCCGACTGCAGGCGGGCGATGTCCTTGCCCGGCATCTCGTCCAGGTCCTCCGGCACAATGCCGACACCGTCAATGGTGGTGACCTGCGCGATCAGCGCGAACACATAGTCGTGTCCCGCCTCGATCTGCATCTTACGGGCGAGACGGATGTGCTTGCCCTTCACCGGAATCTGACGGGCAACGCGATCAGCGGACAGCTTGAATTCGTTAAGTTCTGCGGTTTGGCTCATGGTTTAAATCCCCAGAATGCTGCGGAGGGTCGAGAGGAAGTCCTCGTCGCCCATCTTGAAAACCTGGTTGATGACGTCGATCTCGACGATCAGCTGGCCGCCCATCGTCTGCTTGATCGCGTGCACGGCGAACTTGGACGGCGCTTCGATCGGCTCACCCTGCTTGTGCGTGCCGAGACCGAGCGACTTAGGCAGCACGGTCAGATGGGTGACGACGGACACCTCCTGGTTGAGACCGCCGGTACCGTCGAACACGCGCTTGACCGAACGCACCATGATCTGGGTGGACTTGCGCGGGTTGAATGCGCTGGCGGCGAGCTGCTTGTCGTAGCTCGACCAGGTGATTTCGGCCTCCATCTTGTCGACGCCAGCGGGCAGCTCGATAGAGCCGATGCCACCGGTAGGCTTGCGCTCAGTAGTCTTGAACTGGATTTCCGGCAGCTTGACCTCGTTGGTGGCACCGAAATACTGATTGCCGTTGACGTAGACCACCGCCTCGCTGATGGTTTCAAGCATCATGGCTTAGGCTCCTTTCAGGTTGACCAGGTACTCGCTGGTCAGCTCGCTTTCGTACGTCCCGCGCTCGAACGGCGGCGGCGGGGTGAACTTGTAGCTGAAGATGGCGTGGCCGTTGGCCAGCTCGGCTTCGGTCTGGCGCGCCGGGTCGTACCAGCAGATGCCATCCAGCAGTGCGCCATCGCCCTTGAGCTTGCGCAGGAACTGGTTGATCGACTCGACGATGGCGTCGATCAGCGCCTGGCTGATCGGCTGATCGATGTACTGCAGCGAGAAGTAGCGGATCGACTCGTCGATGACATCCTGCGTGCGGGTGACCGGAATGAACGTGGTCAACCCGGTCTCGCTCGGGAAGTTGGCCTGCCGGTTGCCCCAGACGCGGAAGCCGCTGCCGAAGCTGTTGAACACCGTGACGATGCCGACCTCGTTCAGCAGGTTGACGTCGCTCTGCGGGTCATCGATGCGCGCGGACAGGTCCAGCTCCAGGCCGACGATGCCCTTGATCTCGGTGTTGGACGGCGACCACCAGTAGCCTTTGTCCAGATCCTTGGCGGCCATCACTCCGGCAAGGCGGGCGGACAGCGGCTGCAACTTGGTGCTGTCGTTGGCCGAGTCGTACACCTTGACGTGCGGGTAGCACAGGATGGCGCTGCGGCTCGAGGTGTTGAATGGCGAGTTCTCGACGGTCGGGCCGCGCATGGCCACCGCCTGGTCGCGCGTGGTTCCGATCGGGGCGTCGATCAACGCCTTGGCAGAGAGCTTGTCGCCCCAGGCAATCAGCTCGGAAGATACCGACGCCAGGCTGGCATAACCCGGCGCGATCAAGATTTTAGGGAAGAAGCCGAAGCGCTGATAGGTGTCCGGCAACAGCTTCATGCCGGTTTTCTTGCCGGTGACGCCGTCGATCGCGCCGATCAGGTCGGCTGGCGTGACCTTGCTCGGGTCGGCGTAGTCGTACGACAGCTTGACCGAGGTTGCGCCCGCCGCAATTTGGCCGCCCGCGACGCGCACGATCTCACCGGTCAGGGGCGTAACGGTGTAGTCGGTGCCCTCGGTGTACGTCGTGTTTCCGTCGGACGACTTCACCACCAGCGCCGCGATGGCGGGATGCGCCGTTTTCAGCCGCCCGGTGGCCGCGTCGAACACGGCCGCCTCGTTGGCCACGGCGGTTTTATGCACGGCCGGGTCGAGCACGTTGATCACGATCACTGTGCCGGCGCCCTGGTCGTAGATGGCATCGAGCGTGTCGGGGATGTTGAAGCCGTCCAGCGTCGGGCCGAATGCGGCACCGTCCGTTTCGGTCAGGCACAGGGTCGAGGCATTGACCGGTCCGGTCGGCGCACAGCCGAGCAGCGCGATCACGGCGGACTTCACAACGAAAATCGCCCGGACGGCCCGGGCGATTCGCGTGGTCTCTACACCGTGCAGGAAGTTAGCCGGCATCGCTTTCTCCTTTTTGGATGGGTTGTTCCGGGGTTTCCAGCGGGGTCAGGTGATTGAGCCCGACCAAGCGCTGTACATCACGGTTGTCGGCGTGCAGGTCGTATTCCTGACCGTTGATCAGCACCACCTCGCCGGCATCGCCGGCCAGGTTCAGGCCCGAGAGCGGGCCGTTGTAGCGGTATTTCATTGGGTGTTCTCCACCACGGTGACGTGGTCGTGAGGCAGGTTTTCCCAGGTTGCGCGCACCAGACGCGGGCCGGCGTCAGGGTCGGCCAGCGGCACATTCGGAGCCGGTACGGTGAAGGTGACGAAGGCGACCCAGACGTTGTCGAGTACTTCCGGCGCGCTTTCTTCCTGCAGCTGCATACGTCCGGCACAGCCGGCCGGCATGAATCCGGACAGCAGCAGGCGGCAGGAGTCGATCAGCGCGTAGAGCCCGCCGTTCTTCCGCTTCGAGCGGTGCCGCACCAGCAGTTGCCATACCTGAAGGCGGGATTCCCCGCTGCCACTGGTGCTCGGGGCCGGCTTGCCGGTCAGCCCGGCGAAGTAGACGAACACCTGGCCGACGTCGAAATGGCGCACCAATTCCTGCGGGGTATCGGGCAGCCCCATCACCTCGATGTCAGCCGGCAAATAGGCTTGCAATCGCTGGATCAGGCTGTCCTCTGTCTGGCTGAGCATTGAGTGTCACCTCCGAGAGCCGGGCTTCGATGAGATGGCCGTCGCCAACGTAACGCACGCCGCGCACGTTGTAGCGGCCGACCTCCTGGCCGTTCTCCTCGATCGTCATTTCCTCGACGTGGCCAGCCTCCACCGCGGCCTTGAGGCCGGGAAAGTGGCTGGCTTGTGCGCTCAGCACAAAGTCGGTGAAGTCGAAGCGGGTGTTGAGCCCCTCGCCGCCAGGGGCATCGATGCCGATGCCCTTGGTGGGAGACTCGAAGAGAACGGGCTGCTGAACGACGGGATCGCCGCCCAGCGAGGGAAACCAGGTGGCCGTGGCGCCGAAGGCGTCGGCCAGATCATCGAAGGCGGCGGATTGTTCCGCCGCCCAGGTCATTCGCCGGTACCGGAGTTGCCGGTGTCGGCGCCGACATCACCGCCGGCTCCCTCTTCGCCACCGCCTTCACCACCACCTTCGCCGCTGGAATTGCCAGTCGGCGGAGTGGTGGCGCTCTCAGCCTTGGGCGCGGACTTGGCGGCGCGGGCCGGCTTGCCAGCTTTCTCAGCCACGCCGAGTTCATCGACGAGGCGCTTGCCTTCGGCGTCGCCGACCTCGAGCGTGTCGCCAGCGGAATGGGCGCCATCAGCGGTTTGATAGCTGCACAGGAGTTTGATCCACATGGTCGGTTCTCCTTACAGCACGGTGGCGGACAGCGAAGCGTTGATGCGGTACGGGATCACCAGCGGCGCGGACTGCATCAGCAGCCAGCGCACAGCCGGGTCTTTCTCCAGCCAGCTCTTGGCGTAGTACGGCAGCGCCTGATAGCCAGCTTCTTCGTCCTGAATAGCACCGAAAGCGCGGTAACCCTCGAGGCCGGAAGCCGACGTCATCAGCACGGTGCCGCTCGGCAGGAACGGCTTTTCAGTGTCATCAGCCGGATCGACGTACCAGTCGGAGTAGGTGTAAATGTCGAAACCGTCGATGCTACCCATGAACTTGCCACCGTCGCCGGCGGCGGCCGGGGTCAGCGTGGCGATGCTGCCGTTCAGACTGTTCCAGCGTTTCTCAACGGCAGAGTTGCTACGGAACGCTTTCCAGGCGTTGGCGTCCATCACCACTTCGGTCGGGTAGACGCCGGACTTCTGCGCCACCTTCAACGCCCAGTCTTGCAGGTCGTCGAGCGGGTTGACGCCGGCGTCGGACCACTTGGCACCGGCGCCCTTGACCACGCGTAGCTCGGCATCGCGCTGGAAGTCGATCAGGCGAGCCGGGTAGCCCTCACCGCTGATGGTGTACTTGCCGTCGATCAGCGCCTTGGCGGCCATCAGCTCCAGGCGGCGGTCCACACCTTGCACCTGGTCGGCCAGAGAGGTTGCCAAGTTGATCTGCAGGCGCTGCTCGGGGCTCAGCACACCGCCAATCTGCTCGCCGATGGCACGGCGCAGTGGTGCATTCGGCTTGAACTGGCGCTTGTCCTTGATGTAGGCCGGCTTGAGCGATTCAACGGAGCGACCGTTGTCGGCCACAACCTGCCCCGCCTTGAGAGGGGAGACGAACGGCGCGATGCGACGGCGGCCGTGCTCCACTTCGAAGTGGATCTCTTCGCTGGTTTCGTTCTGTTCCTGCCGGAAGAAACTGCTCAGCAGGAAGAGCTTGGGGCGGTTCAGTGCGGCGACGACGCGCGCCAGTACGGCAGTGGCAAAAATATCCATGTGTCAGGTTCTCCGGGTTAAACGAGGAAGATGCCTTTGTCGCGCAGGGCGTCGAAGGTGCTGGCGGCGGTGTGGCCGTCGCCGAAGGTCAGAGCGGCGGCGTTGAACGGGCCGTTGAAGTAGGCCATCGCCTCGACGTCGGCACCGCTGGCGTCGACATCGTCGTCAGCCAGGATGGCGTACGGGACTTCGGAGCCATCGTTGGCCGCGCTGACGGACAGAACGAGCTTGCCGCTGGCGGTGATCTTGCCCAGCACAGCGCCGCGCGCCAGCACGCCACCACCGCCCAGCACAACGATTTTCTTGGCGACGACGTCGTCGGTTTCACCGGCGAACAGCGCATCGGGCGTGTAGGTGCCCTCGGTCTTGATTTGTGCGTACATGCGTTACGGCTCCTTACTGGATCAGGGAGATGATGCCGGCGGCGAGCTTGTCGGCCTTGGCGGCATCGCTGAGGGTGTCCTCGGTCTCGCCGGCTCCGACGTTCGGATTGCCCAGCGCGTCCATGGCCTTTTCGAACGGGGAGACCGTGGCGACCGGTTTCGCCGCGGCGGCAGCGGCGGCCGGGGCGACGTCAAGCAGGGCGCCGGCGGTAGCCGAGTCCATGTCGGTGGTCAGCGCCAGCTTGCGGGCCAGCGCTTCGCGGCCGGTGGCTTGCGGCAGGTCGAGAATGGCGCCGATGCGGGTACGCTCGGCGGTTCGGGCATCGGCACCGGCTTTCACCACGGCGGCGTCGAGCTGGGCCTGGGTGATCACACCCTCGTTTTGTGCGGATTGGGGCACGGTATTTCCTTTCATGAACACACGGGTTTGCGGTCGGGCCGCGTCGGAGAGCATCTGCACCACCTCTTCCATCGAGGCGATGCCGTCTGCAAAGCGGCCCGCCACCGCGTCATCCGCGTTGAGCAGGCCTGCCTGGGTGTCGATGACCGCCTGTCGATCGAGCGAGCGCCCGGTCGCCACGTGGTCAACGAACATGCCGTAAATCCGGTCGATTTCCTTTTGCATGTCTGCGCGGGTGGCATCGTCCAGAGGGGCATGGCTGTTGCCGGCGGCTTTCTTGGCGCCGGCGAAGATCGGGGTGTAGGCGTAGCCCTGCGCCGCATCACGCTTGCTCTGGTCGACGTGCATGGCAATCACGCCGATGCTGCCGACCATGGCGGTGCTGGGCAGGTAGATTTTCTGGGTGGCGGTCGCTGTGGCGTAGGCCGCCGAGAAAGAGCCCTCGTTGGCGTAGGTCCAGATCGGCTTCTGCTCGCCCATCGCCTGCAGCCGTGCTGTCAGCGTGAACAGACCGGCCACGCTTCCGCCGGGGCTGTCGACCTCGAGCAGCACCGCGCTGATGTCCGGGTCGCGCATGGCGGCGTCCACCAGCATGGCCACGCGGTCGTAGCTGGTCATGCCGCACAGCGAGTCCATCCAGCTGCCGCGCTGTATCAGCGGCCCCATAACCGGGATCACCGCCACGCCGTTTCCGGCCACCTGGTACGGCTTGCGCTGGCTTTCGGCCGCGGCGAGCGGTCGACCAGCCGGCATGCTGTCTTCCACATCCGCCGAGGGCCGCATCGGCAACCCGCTGGACAGAGCCAGGCTCATGGCCAGGTGCAGCTCATCGGCCTTGTCCGGCAGCAGCATCAGCGGTGTGTTGTAGAGCTGGCCGAATAGCCGGGGGTATCTCAGGGCGTCGGGCTGCATTTCAGGATGCCTCGTTCGATTTGCCGGCGGCGGCGGGCGACCTCACGCGCCCCGCCGCCGAGCGGGACGTCGTAGACCTTGCGGCGACGGCGCGGCGCGCTGGCGGTCAGGAACAGCTTCGGGTTGGCAAAGCCGAGAGCCAGCAGCAGCCAGTCGAAGGCGGCGTTCAGTTTTCTCCAGAGGCGCATGGCGTTCTCCCATAGAAAAAGCCGCCCGGAGGCGGCTGGTTGCAGGCGTAAAAAAACCGCCGAGAGGCGGTTTATTCGAAGGTGGACCAGTCCGTTGCGGCCCGGTCTTCCGGGGTCGGCCGGTAAGGCGGGCGCCCGTCTTGCAGGGGGTGGACCACCTCGCCGTGAAGCTGAACGGTGTCATCCACCCGGACACCCACATCGAAGCAGAGCACCTTGCTGGTTGGCCAGGAGAGGCGGCCGAACAGCCGGCCTGGCTGGACTTGTTGCAGTACGTCGTTCAGTTCCATATCGACTTTCACAGGTCATAACGACAAGAAAATATCAAAATCGATTCCCGTTTCAAGAGCTGACAAGTACGATTCGGCCAGTTTTTTAACTTGGCGCGTCGGTCTCGCTGCCGGCGCCGTTTTCACGGTGCTTGTGGCCGAGGAAGCTCTTGCCCTGGGCAATGAAGTCCTGCAGGGTTTTCACCAGCCCTTGGAACACCGCTTCGCCGCCCATGCCGCCACCCTGGCTGATGCCGCCGCCGATCTCGAGGTTCTGCGTCACCTTGACCAGAGGAGCATCGAGGGTGATCTCGGTGGCGGCCTTGACGTTGGCCGAAGCCGCCGTCTCGACGGTGATGTCGCTGGTGGTCTTGATGCGGAGCTTGCCGGTATCGCGATCGAACTCGAACTCGCTGCCGTCAGCCATCTTCCAGTACCACAGCGCAGCGTTGCCGGTGGCCGGTGTGTCGGCATCGCTGTAGACCTCACCCAGCACCACGCCGTCCTCCGCGTTTTCATCGACCACGCAGGCGACCATCGCGCCGACGTCCGGCGCGTGGTGCGCCTTGTCGCGGTGCGCTCGTGCCACCACGACCTTGAGCGGCTTGCTGACCATGCCGTCGAGATCGGGGAAGCGCACGCAGACGTGGCCGGCGTCGACGACCTCGACCACGTCGCCGAACTTAAGCAGCGCCGCTTGCGTCTTGTCCGTCATCGTTGGCGCCTTTCACGTTCTGGTTTTCGACGAAGGTGATTGGCGCGACCTTGGCCAGCGTGGCGGGGTCGATCCCCAGTTCGCGCATGCGCTGTTGTTCTCGCGCTCGCTGCTCGAGCACCTCTTCCCAGTCCAGCCCCTGTTCGGCACATTCTGCTTCTAGTGTGCTGATGCCGGCGTTCATCCGGATTTGTGCGGCTTGGGCTTCCTTGACCGGGTCAACCCAGCCACGGCCGGGGCCGATCCATTTGGCCCGGCAGTAGGCGGCGCGGTTCTGGTAGAAGTCCGGCGCCTCGATCAGCCCCTTGTTGACGGCTTCTTCCAGCCACAGCTCATAGCAGGGCTGCGCCCAGTAGGTGGCCAGTTTCTCGCGCCGGCTGCGGAACATGCGCCAGGCTTCCAGCAAGGCGGCGCGCGCGCTGCTGTAGTTGGTCTTGCTGAAATCCTTCAGCAGCAGCTCGTACGGCAGGCCCAGCGCAGCGGCGATGTGGCGCATCACTGCGACGGTGAATGCCTCGAACTGAGCCGCCGGGCGGGCAGGCATGAACGGCGCCATCTTCTCGCCGGGGTAGAGCGGGATGATGGAGCCGGACTTGAGCTTGGGTCGGCCACGGTTTCGCCTCTTGACCTCGGCGTCGGCTTTCTCCGGGGTCCCGCCGAGCAGCTCGAGCAGCGCCTCACTGTCCATCTCGGTTTCGATGAACGCGGCCATCATGGCGTTGATCACCGCCGCGTCAAGCTCAGCACCGGCATACTTGTCCAGCATCTTGAATTGCTGGATCACAGCCGACATGATCGGTTTGCCGCGGCTCTGGCCGGTGCGTTCCTTGTCGTGCAGGTGCACCACCCGCAAGCGGCCCCATACGGTGCGGGCCGGGACGCGCTCCCATTCGCCAGCCACCGAAGCCACGCCCATCAGGTAGTCGCCTGGATGGGTCTTGCGAATGTTGTAGGCAAGTGGTTCGCCGTAGCCGTTGAACTCGATGCCGCCACGGAGGGTCCTGCTGTCGGCCTGGTTGTTTGGGTTGCTCAGCCGGTCGGATTCGACCACCTGAAAGCAGGTTTTGAATCGGGCGCCCGGGCGGCCAAGCCACAAGGGCAAGGCCAGCGAGTCACCATCGCTGATCTGGCTTCGGAACATCAGCTCCGTCATGCCGGCAAAGTTCAGCGTGCGAGCGACGTCGCAGTCGGTGCTCGAGGCAAATTCACGCCACAGCCGCTCGGTGTTGCGCTGCCACTGCATCGCCCACTCGGCCGTCCTGCCCAGCGCGCGGTAATCCGGCGTGGCCGAGAGCCGCAGCCCGACGCCCACGACGTTGTCGACCAGTGTTTGTATGCCGCTGGTCGCAATGCCGTTGTTGCGGGTCAAGTCGCGGCTGCGCGCCACCAGCGTGCCGAGCTCCGGCAGCAGGTCGGCGTCGGCGCTCGCCGCTACCGGTAACCAGCTGGCGAGCTGCGGGCTGGTGAGCGAGGCGCCCTGGTGGGACACCGCGCTGAGTTCGAGGCCCGGGCGATGCTGTCGGCGAGCCGCCCTGAGTTGTTGTTTGCGGCTGGCCATGGCGTCCTCAGAAGTACGGATTCAAGGCGGTGCGGGTCGGCCGTGCCCCTTCGGCCCGGGCGACCTCGGCCTTCAGGTCGGCGATGTAGCGACGCAGATCGCCAATGTTGGCCCGGGTGTAGGTGATGTCGGTTCCACCGCGGCTGATGCGTTCGCGCTTGGAGCCGATCTGCAGCTGGTGCAGGGCTTCCTCGGCTTCGGCCAGGCGCTGGCGGAGGGTGGTGAGGTCGGTCATTTACGGGCCTCCTGTCCGGCGATATTCCACGCACACAGATGACGTTTCCGGTATCAAGGTGGTGCTGTTGCCTGTGCTAACTGGCATCAGGATTGTTTCCAACTTTTCACGGGTGCATACCCAGTCCGATTTCTTAAGCTGGAAGTGCGGGCTCTGAGCGTCCTGCCATACCGCCACGCCCGCTATCAACATCAACACAGCAATAACGAGCAAAACGAGCTTCTCGATCATGTACAAAATACCGCCTCCTAGTCATCCATCATCGATACGGCTTCGAGCGGCTCGAAGTCGTCGTCATCTGCCTCGGCTACGGGCTCAGGGGTGGCTGGCTCCGGAGACGGCGCCGGCTCCTCGAAGAGCGGCTGCTGGCGCAGCTGCTGATCTAGGCGGGTCCAGTCCGCATCGGACATCAAGTGCACCTTGACGGCGCGGGCGGCGTGCAACGCATAGTTCTCGGTGTCGAGCGCCTCGTTTCGCTTGCCGGGCACCTTCTGCCAGACCAGCTCGTCGCTGTAGCTGCCATCCTTGCGCTTGGGCACCTTGCGCTCGGATAGCAACTGCTCGCAGTAGTCCTCGCGGACATGGCGCGAGAAGTGGAAGCGGCCGGGGCCGTAGCCCTCCAGCGATAGGCGACCCTGGGCGCCGATCAGCAGATCCTTGGCCTTGCTGACGCCGACCATGAACACCCGAAGGCCGTACTTGCTGGCCTTGCTGTTGCGGTAGTCGGTGTCGAGCGAGGGCTTTGGCTTGCTGAAGATTTCCACGCCCGGCGTGCGGTGGCCCTTGACGGCCATGATCGTCACATCAGGATGCTGGCGGCGCCGGCTGCGCACCCAGCTATATACGGCGTCGGACGTGTTGCCGTCGCCGGAGTCGATCGACACGGCCGAGAGCTTCACGTAGAAGCCGTCGGCGTGGCGGATCGGGGTGAACAGCAGCTTGTCGAGCTTGTCCCACACGCCGTCGATGCGGTTTCCGTTGTCGTCGCGTGGCTCGATGTCGAGCGGGTTGCCGGCGATCTCGGTGAACTGTACCTGCCAGCTTTCCTCGCCCCGTCCCCAGGCGCGCAGCGTGACGGCGAGGCGGCCGCCTTGGGCGGTCTGCACGTCAACGCCGGCGGTCACGATCAGGCCGCCGCGCTGGATGGTCATCGGCGCGTAGTCCAGGCCGCGCTCTTTCAGCTCGTCCGGTTTGGTCTGGCCGTCCTTGAACTCCCAGCCTTCGCCGAGCGTCGCGTTGTAGAACACGATCATCTCGCTGACATCGCCCGTCTTGAGCTTGTTGTTGGCCTTGATGAACTTTTCGACCAGCGCCGACAGGCGGCTGGCGTGCATCTGGCTGTATAGCTCGTTCAGCGCGAGGCCGACGATGCCACGGAACGGCGCTGTCGCCACCGGCTTGCCGGCGCGAATGGCAGCGTTTTTCTGAATGTCGTTCCAGAGGCTGCCGCAGTGCTCGCAGCAGTAGCGGGCTGTTTCCGGCAGATGGTGGCCGTAGATCGCGTCGTGCCGGGTGTCATCCTTGCTCCAGGTGACTTGCTCCCAGCGCAGCGGCTGGAACTCGCCACAATCCGGGCAGGGCACGTGCCAATAGCACTTGTTGCTCTGCTCGAACTCATCCTCGATCGACGAGGCGCCCTTGATCGACGGTGTGCCGCCGATCAGCATCTTGGCGTCGCGGTAAGTCTTGAGGCGTTCTTCCACCAGCTTGATGGAGTCGCCCTGCGACTTGAGGTTGGTGTTGCAGTCGTCAGGCTCTTCGACAACGCCGTAGCGGGCCGAGGTGGATTTGACGTCAGCGATCGAGTTGGATCCGACGAACTTTACGAAGCCACCAATGAAGTTCTTGAAGAGCTGGGTGACGTTCTTGGAGCGGCTCTTGGTCGGGATGATCTCGGCCAGCTCGGCCGTGCCCTCGACCATGGGCTCGAACTTCTCCAAGTTGAATGCCGTCGCCGCCCCTTCCTTGGGGAACATGACGATAGCCGTGCCCTTGCGGATGTGGATCAGCCATCCGAGGAAATTCAGGATGACGGCTTGGGTCCAGCCCACCTGGGCGGACTTGATGCAGACGCCGCGTATCACGTCTCGCCGCATCAGCTCGGACAGGAACCATTCGAAGTACGGGTTCAGGTAAAACGAAAACCGGCCGATGACGGCCGATTCCTTGGCGCTCATGCGCCGGTATTTCTTGGCCCACTCAGCGGGGTTGATCTTGGGCGGCGGAAGCATCAGCTTCCGTAGCAGGGCCATTATCAGGGCGGTCGCGGAATTCATAGCTCCCCAGCAGCTGGCGTATCTCGTCGACGGCGTCCTCGAGCACCGCATGCTGCGCGTCGAGCGAGCCGGCGGCCTCAATGATCGGGGCGTATTTGTCCGGGATGCCTGTGATCAGGGCGACGGCGTCGGAGATGAACTGGCCTAGCGCGGGGGCTATCTCAGCGGATGGGATCAGCTCGCGGGCATCGACAGCCATCTGCCGTTCGATCTGGTCACCGCGCAGGCGGTCTAGCCGGTCTTTCTGGCTTTCCTTCTCGGCGCCGTTGACCTCGCGGGCGATGCGCCAGGCAATCACCGCGGCGGTGTCGTACTGGTTCGACGAGCCGCGACCGGACGCCAGCACCATCGGCATGCCTTCGCGCTGCCATTCGGTCAGCGTGCGCTCGGAAACACCTATGATCTGCGCGAGGTCGCGCTTGTTGACGATTTTCCCCATGGTAGGCGTCCTGTCAGTTGGCCTGACCGGCCGATTTCATGGCTTGCAAGTTATTGATATTAAATGCGATTTCGGATTTAAAAAGGAAGGAAGGCCAAGGCAACCCCACAACTAGAGACAGAACGCGGCTCGAATTACCCGCAACGGGGAAGGCCCCTGGAAGGACCCGCCATGCCGGGCCCGCCCGGCCACGCACCGGGCTGGTGCGTCGTCAGGGCTTGGCTGTGGCCATCGCCTCGCGCAGTGCCTTCTCGAACTCGGCGGGGGCGTGCGCGTGGTAGATGTTGGCGGCGATCTTGTCGAAGGGGAAGCGCACCCGGTACGCGGGCGCCTCGTTGTGTATCCACATCAACGGCTTCAACCCAGTGCCATGACCCATGGCCACGCGCTGCCACACACCCAGCGGCTCACCCTCCGGCGCACCGACGAAGATATCGAAGTTGCGGGCCTTGCGCTGGCTGCGCTTCCCTTTTGATCGGTTGGCCACATAGCCCTGTTCGCCGAACGCTTTCAGCGCTGACATCATCTTGACGATGAAGCCACGCCCAACGTTGCCGTATCCATCCATCTGGGCGCCCGGGCCGGGCGTCCAATAACGCCCAAGCCCAACGATCGATAGTGCGCGCTCACTGCGTTTCTGCCGGCGCTCGCCGCCATCGATCTCGGACCGTAGCCAGTTGGCGGCCGGCGCAGCCTTGAAGGCCTCGTCTTTGATGTTGACCTCGGCGACCAGCTTCGACTTGCTCGCCCGTCGAACATACAGGCTGTCGAGCGTATAGCTTGTCGGCCGGTCGAAGCGCTGACGCATCACCTCGCGCTCGCCGCGCCGGATCAGTTCAGCCACAGCGTTCAAACCCATGGCGGTCGCAAACGGCAATTGCCGACGCTCCACCTCGCCCAGCCTGTCGAGGATACGGTGCAACGTTTCCATGCCTTTCATTTCAACGCGCATGGCAGACCCTCGAAATGGGACCGCCCCGGCGACCGAAGTCAGACCGGGGCGGGGAGGCGAACGGGCAACAAAAAACCCGAGGGGTTAACCTCGGGTTTTCTCTCGACGCAACTAAAGCGATTTTGCCAGAAATTTACAGACCAGTTCGGCGGCTGTCAATACCCCATATCGTTTGACGCTGCCATATTTTTCCCGGCATTCATCATCACGGCCGAGCGGGAAACCAGACTACGCATCCCCAGTGCGGCGGCAATCTCGACATGGGCATTGTGTACCCAGGCGCTCAGCGACGACTTCGAGCAGCCCACGTCCTGCGCCTTCTGGGCGTACGTGCCGCGCCCCCTGTACACCGTATCGACCACCCGCCGCGACCGGGGCGAAATCTCCCGGCGCACCGCACGCTCCACCGACATCAAATCCGCCTCGGCAATCTGCGCATGCTGCGCCGCCTCGGGATACTCGCAGCAGGCGGCAGCCATCGCCCTATTCAGGGACGAACCCCGCCAACCCGTGCCGCCGTCCTCACTGCGTGCCAACCAATACGACCACTGGCCCAACAACTCGTCGATCTCTTTAATCACAGCTTCGCCTCCGTGAATCCCCTTGGAGGCCTCCTAGCCCAGTCATGCCGAGCTTTGTTTTATGAATCAGTATTTTACCTCACCAGCCAAACCGCTCAAGCCATGATGAAAAAATAGATGTGAAGGCCAAACCTGAAAATGTGAATACCCTGTGAAGGGTATAAACCTAATAACGACGGGCTTTTGTGAAGGATGTTAAGCATGTGAAGAGGTTTTTCCTCCTGCGCGTGGCGCAAATAAACACACCGCCTAACATTCAACTGAAAAGGGACCGGGAAAAAATAAAGGCCACGCACACACGCGTAGCCTCGATAAACCCTTAACATCCTTCACAAACGCCCGTCGTTATTGGGTTTCGCACCCCTCACACGGTATTAACAGAGCCTCAACACCCTTCACAATCAGAGGTCTCCCCGGAGCGTCACGCCGTACTCACGCGCCGCCTGCTTGAACAGACTGATATGTTTGCCCAAATAGTCTTGTTCGGCAACCCCCGAATCCTCGCGCCCCACCTTGAACACCGTATTCTGCGCCGGCTTGGGCATGCCAGACCACCGCCACCACGCCACTTTCTTGGTCAGCTTGCGCATGTCGTAGACGCTCACATTGAGAGAGAACTTATTGAACGAGATGGTCGACGTCTCGCCATATTCATCGCACCACTTGCGGTAAACCGCGTACAGGTCTTCCGTCAGGCACGAAACAAACGGAATACCGCCGATCTCGCCAGCCTCCCACACAAACACGAACAGCTCCCAGCCCGACAAGCCGTAGCGGATCAGCCGTTTCTTTTCCTCGGTCATCAGCGGCTTGGTGTGCGGGTCGAACTTCACCGGCTCAGCCAGCCCCTCGGTCAATGTGAGCGGCAGCGCTTTCAGCAGCCCGAGGAACGCCTCGAGCCCGCCCTCCGAAATCTCACGGTCGACCGCGCTGTAAATCTCCTCCATGGCCGTTTCGATCGGCCAGATCACCTGAAAGCGCCGGTCATAGGCTTCGACATGGATAGGCTGGATCGCGTTGGACAAGAAAACGCAGTTGGCGCAGTTCGCTTCCTCCCAGGCGTTCATGAACTTCTTTTCGATGACTTGCGTCAACCCGGTGATCATATGCTTGACCTTGCCCGTCTGGCTGTATCGCTGCTTGCTCGAAATCACCTCCTCGAACAGCAAAAACAGCCTGGCCGACCGGCTTCCGGTGTACTGCGACTCGAGCTGATCCTGCCCGAGCGTGATCGAATAGCGACCGTACAAGGGTTTCACGCACCGCTCGAAGAACATCGACTTACCCGAGCCGTGCACCGAGCCGTGCACCAGCACGGCCGTATCCATCTTGGCGCCGACGTGCTGCAGCGGATAAGCAATCCAGTTCAGCAGCCACTCGAACACATCGTTTCTCGCATCGCACAGATGGTACGCCAGGGCAATGATGTTCTCGCATGGCTTGAACAGCGGCACCAGCTCCCACAGCTTGCGCGGCAATGTTTCCTGCGGCGCCGGAAACCAAGGCTTCATCTCCATGCCGGAGAACAGGTTGATGTACTTATCTGCCGGCAGCTCTGCGCCTGGGGCAAAGCGCACATTACTCAACGGCACGACCTTGCGTTCCGGCGAGTCGACCCACACGTCGAAATGGCTGCCCATCGCCAGCTTGGCCGCCCCTTGCGGAATCATCTCTTGCAGCTGCGCGTCCCAGATCGTAGTGCTTCCGTCCAGGTACACATAGCGCTTCATCATTTCCAGAAACTGGGTGTCGTCTTTCTTTTCCGCCTCCTCGCGAGCTTTCTTCGCCGCCGACACCTCGGCCTGAGTGATCAACAGCTTGTCGGGATTCTCCAGCCAGGCATCCACAGCTTTCTTGCCGAATTTCGCCCGCAGCGACGGCAGCGTGTATTCCGTGCCGAAACGCTTGTCGATGACTCGCGTCTTGCCTTCCACCAGTGCGAAGTGGCGGAACAACTGTTCGGCCATCATGGCGCCCAGCTTTTCCTTGTCGGCATCCACCCCCGCACCCCCTGTGTGCGTGGCTGTCGCCCCGTCCGGCGCGGCGGCCACATCGTCACCCTGAGTGGGCGCGGGAGAGAGCAGGGCACTGATGGCGGCCCTGATCTGCTCGCGCACGGCGTCGATACCCTCGGCGCAATGCAGATCGTTGAAGTCGGTCAGCTTCGGCAGCGACTCGTCGACATCGATGGCGCGGCGAGCCACGGTGAAGCGGGGCAGAACCAAGGCCGCATTGCCGACCTCCTGCACCACCTGGCGGGCTTTCTTCTCGCCGGCGTGATTCTCGTCGCCCTTCCTGGTCGGCATGTAATCGTCGTCGGCCAGGAACAGCATCGGGCTGCTGGGATACTTCGCCCGCAGGATGCGCGCCACCGGCAGCAGGTTGCCGCTATCCAGCGCCATATAGACCGGGTGCTCGTAGCCCACCCCCTCGCGCCCGGAGGCCGCGGTGGCGTAGCCTTCGGCCAACAGGATCAGGTCGCCATCCATCGGCTCGTCGCCAAGGCGACAGGCGGAACCCGGCTTCTCGAAACCCTTGTTGAACCGCTTGTCGCTGCCGTCGTCCAGCTTGGCCGGCGCGATCTTCTGTACGCCCACCATCCGGCCCTCGTCGTAGCGGATCAGCGGAATGATCAGCCAGTTTTCCCAACCCGGCTCTGCCATAAACCTGACCGATTCGGGCTTGGCAACCTGCTTGCGCGCCAGGTAGGGCGACTCCCCCGAGCGCACCGCCTTGCTCCACTGGTCTTTCGCCCGGTTGGCCGCCATTGCATAGGTCCGAGCCTGCCGCGCCTCCTGCTCACGCTGCTGCCGCGCCCATTCCGCCCGCGCCGCCTCACGCTCCTCGGGCGTCATGGTGTTGGCGAGTTCCTCCCGCTCGACTTTCCAGTGCTCGTCCTTGTGGCCGAACACACCGCTGACCCATACCGTGCCCGTCTTCGGAGAGACGTACTCGAACAGGCGATACCAGGCTTTCTTCTTGGGGCCATACGGATGCTTTTTCCCATCGGCCCGCAGCTCGGTGATGCCGATGTCCGGCATGTCCCGGTCGCGGAACTGATTGAGAACCCCTTCAAGCGTCGCCGCCATTTAGCCTCCACTGTTTTTCTGCTTTACACTTCGGGCATCACTCAGGAGTCATGCCATGGACAACAAAGAACTCGAATCGCGCTTGAATCAACTGACCGGCAACGTGATGGGCCTGCAAACCCTGCTACTGTCCGTCATTGCCACCAGCGGCAAGCGCGTGAACATCGCCAACCACTTCAAGGAAGAGGCGCTGCGCACCATGGCCACGCTCAACGCTGAATCCGGCCTGCCGGACGAGGTGCTGGGCAATCTGGAGCGCTGGTACGCCACCACGCTGGAAATGCTGATCAGCGATGAGGAGCTGTAACCGGTATACACAGGCGGTACCACGCCGCCTTTTTCGGCCCATACGGATGGGGCGATTTCTTCTCTGCCTCCACCACGGCGAAACGCCGGTCATGAGCATCAGCCCGAAACGGGTTGGCATCGCCGGTGCAGAAGGCGTACTGCAGGGTCAACAATTCGGCTGTCGTCATCGCTTCATCCTCTGGTTCCACTGCCGCGCCAGCGCGGCTTCCATTCGCTTCCGGGCGGCTTTCCCGCCCGACTCTTCAATCCGCTTGAGCGCGGCCCGGCGATCTCTCAGCGTCTCCATCCCGGCGATACGCCGCACTTCCCGCTGAAACGCCACATCCCACGCCTCGACATAACACGCCGGCCCGTCGAACACCTGACCGGCCAGCCCCGCCGTGCACCACGTCACCGGCGGAACGCCCCCGACAGCGCCTTGGCCGTCAGACGCTTGATCTTGCTGCGACGCATGCGCCGATACTCAGGGCTGTTCTTCCAGGCGCTGTCGCGCTCGGACTGTTCGGCCAACCTGGCTGCATCACGCTGGGCCACCGCCTCGCGGTGCGCCACTTCATCAAACGTCGGATCTCGGTAGGTCTGTACCATCGAGCTTATCCAGGTAATTCTTGATCTCTCTCAGCAGGGCCTTACCTGCCTGCTGCCGCTGATCGGGCGGCAACTTTCGCAACTGCCACGCCTGCACCTTCAACCGTTTCAGATGGAAGGGCCGGCGCGGCGTCATCGGTCAACCTTTCGCCAGTTCGTCGCCGTACACCCGGTACGACAGCGCCAGGTAGCGCACCACCTGCTCGCGCAACGCATGCGCCCTGGCATCGCAGCGGCCACGCTCACCGGCATCGATCACGCCATCGTTGGCAATCGACTTGGCCAGCTCGGCAAAGAGCTCCGACAGGCGCGCCGTGATCTCCTGGCACTCGGCCAGCAGATCGCCGTTATCCAGCTCGTCACCCAGCGGCGGCAACTGCAAGTAGACCCCACCCAGCTCGCGCGCCATGGCCGTGACGAAGTGCCTGCCGCCGGTCATGAGCTGGATCATCACCAGCTCTTCCGGCCGCAGCGTGGAGCCCTTGTAACCTGCCAGCTTGTGACGCAGCCCTTGAGCACTGCCGCACACATCGCGGCTCAGGCTCTCTTGCGTACCGGGCCACTGCTCGACATCGCTGCGGATCGCGTCATTCAGGCTCATCTCACACCTCACGGCAAAACTGTAGGTAATCGGCGGTTTACCGCCGCACCCCCGGCCACTAAGCTGGGGGTAAGAAAAAAAAGCGCCCGGCTCACCGAGCCAGGCAAACCACCGGCCTCAAGGGGTTGAAGTGCCGGCGGAGGAGGAAATCGGGGAGGCGCCACGCAGCACGGACCACTCCACATCGGGGCGCATCTGCTCGCAGCGGTACTTGCCGCTGGTCAGGCGCTCGAGAGTAGGGCAGTACTCAGCAGGAATCTGCTGCCGGTAAATCCAGTTGTTTACTGCGCGATCCGTAATGCCAAGCTCCTCAGCGACTCGCTTGGCGCCGCCACATTCCTTGATGAGTTGACGAATCAGGGTGTTTTTCATGCGCACAAGTAAAACACATTGCGTGTTTAGTTTGCAAGCCACAAAACACAAAAAGTGTCGCTTGATTTAACACATTCAGTGTTAATCTCGCCGAAAATTACACAGCTACGGGGAAGCACATGATCAAGATCGGAAAGCGCATCGCAGGGCTACGTGCCGAAAAAGGGTGGAGCCAGCGCGATCTGGCCAAGCGGTGCGGGTGGGAAACGCAAAGCCGCATTGGCAACTATGAGCAAGGAACGCGGGAGCCCTCGCTCCTCGACATCGACACCATTGCCAAGGCGCTAGGCATTACGGCAAGAGAATTGCTATTCGGCAGCGAGACCGAGCCGACCGACATCGGCCGTGTCACCGCATGGGCAGATGAAGCCGATCTGGACAAAGATAGCTATGTCATGGTCGACCGTTACGATCTCAAGCTATCGGCCGGCTGCGGCTCTATCGCCTGGGTGGTGCATGAGAAAGACCCGCTCGCCTTTCGCACTCGCTTCATCCAGGCGCGCCGGCTGGACCCACGCAATCTCAAGGCCATGTACGTCCGCGGCGACAGCATGGAGCCCTACCTGCAGGACGGTGACACGGTCATGATCGACATCGAGGACACCAAGGTCGTCGACGGCGAGGTCTATGCGGTGTGCTACGACGATGAGTGGTACATCAAGCGGCTATACAAGACACCCGGGGGCGGGCTGTTGCTCCATTCTGACAACAGCACCAAGCATCCGGACAAGCCGGTGACGCCAGAGCAGGCCGAGCTGGTGAGGGTTTTCGGCCGCGTCGTGTGGCGCGGCGGTTAAGCGCTCGCGAGGGCAATAGTAAAGGGGCCAACCGGCCCCTTTCTCTTTACCGCCTCACCATGGCCCGCGACAGCGGGATGGCGTCATCGTCCACATCCTCCGGCGGCCACGGCTCATCGGCTACCACCGGCTGAGACATCAACAACCCGCTAGGCTGCAACGCGCCCCATACCAGCGGTAGTTCACGCACATAGCTGTGCAAGGTTGCGACCTCGCCACCACGCCCGGCCAGAGGCCCGAGCGCATCGACGACCACCAGCGCGCTTTCGCGGATCTTGCGCAGGTGAAGCCGGAGATCCTCCAGCGCCTCTGCATCGACCGCTAGGTCACCCGGCGGCGTACGGTACGTCACCACCTGGCGAACCGCAGGCCGACTCTCATGCGTCGCCACCTCGCGGTCCAGCACATCGAGCACCCAGCGGCGGAAGGCCTTGGCCACCCGGGTGCGGGAGAGCATGGCCAGCAGGTGGGCGCCGCGCAGCGAGAAGATGCGCACAGGCTTATCAGATTCACCACCACCGAAGCCCTTGACCCTCAAATTGAGGATCAAGGTCATCGTATCGGTAAACTCCTCTTGGTTTCGGTCATAAATCTGGGTGACCTTATCAGCTCGCGAGTACCCGAGAGCGCGAGCAATGTCAGCCGCTTTGAGCCAAGGACGGCCGTCACGATCGACCACCTCGAACTGAGTATCTTGAAAAGCAAGCATGCTACAATTCACGCGGAACTCCTTTTTGTGATTGGTGTTTCGTTTTCCACGCCTTGGCAGTTGCCGCTGCCAGGGCGTTTCCATTTCAAGGGTGTTGCGCACCACTTGAGCGACTTCTCTCCATCGCCTCCCGGATAATCTCTACAAGCTCGGCGTTAACACTGCGATAGTGGGCGGCGGCCTGCGCCTTGAGCCAGTCGGCCATCGGCGTGGGAAGCCGGTACTGAGAACGGTAGACTTCGACGCCTTTTCCCGTTGCCATGCGCATCTCCTGAGTGGGTGACACTATATCCGTGTCATGCCAGCAGTATGTTATGACACCATTTTCGTGTCAAGACTTTTTGACACTAAAATGGTGTAATGTAGGCATGGAAGATGACCGCTACATACGAATCACGCTCCGCATTCCCAAAGAGCTTCACGCGCACCTCACGGAATCAGCGGAGACCACCAGCAAGTCAATGAACGCCGAAATCGTCGCCCGGTTGGAAGAGTCATTCCGCAGCGGCACCGACCATCAATTCGAGACGATCATCAAGCTCATGAGCAGGATCGAGCGTCTCAACCTGCAATTAGACGCGCTAGAAAACAAAACCCCAGACAAACTCGGAAGGGCCTACCCGCAAGAAAGCACTGATATCCGGCGCATCGTTGAGGCGATTGATGCCAAGCTGGACGCGAGAGAGGAAGCTCTCTTGGCCAAGATGGAGCAGATGGCCAAACGATCAGGCAAGGACTGAGAGAAGGCGGGCATGCCGGAAGAAATGGAATTGATCGCCAAAGCGATCGATAGCGATGTCTCACAGCGCCTTGGCGACGAGCTGCCGGCCGCCGAAGCACTCATCTTTGTTACTCGACTCTATCGGAGCACGGGGAAAAAAGACCTGGCGAAAACTATCGCCTACATGCGCCAGCATTCCGACATGACCCCCTACAGCGATGACGAACTTCAAGCCTGGGCCAAGGTACATCGCGTCGGCTGGTATCGTGAGATATCTGGTTTTGAGCAGCTGCTCGCCAACCTGAAAGCCATACCCCAGAATCGCCGAGCCAGCGTCAAGGCCACGGCATTGCGCATCGCGGCAGGGGCCGGGAGAAAGCCCCTGTCGCCAGGCATGGCCCAAGAGCTTGCCGCTCTGTTTCCGGCAGACCTGAGCGATCCAACCTTTGACCCGGAACAACTACACCGTGCCACCTGGGGAGGACTGAACCAGGAAGCCGAGTCTTACTAATTCATGCCTTTGGTGCGGGTCTGGCCTTGGGCTCAATAATGATCATCATCGTCTTAGACCCAAGCCATGCCTCAAACCGCACGCGCTTATCGCCGTGCTCGGAGTACATCACCATTTCTTTTGGCGGCTTTTTCTTTTTCCCTTCATTAACCGCCTCATCAATCACATTCTTGAACCACACGCTCGGACGCGTCCCTCCCGCCTCCATCTCGGGGCAGGCAACAGCAAGAGTCGACACGACCGCGCCGATGCGCAACAGCATGGTTGTTTGCTCTGCATTGGCATAACTACTGACGATCTGGACTTCGGATAGGTTACTCGGCGCCCCGATCATATCAATGCTTACATCTGCCTTGAACGAAAGCAGGCGGCGCGGAGTTCCATCCGTCAGCAAGCCCGACTTGGCTGTGACGACTCCGGCCTGCAAAGCAGCCTCGATGTCTGGGGCTTTGACCTGGAGCGTCGGGCCCGATGGCTGCCACTGCACCGCCGCCCTAATTTCTGGCGGCACATCCTCTCTACACCCCGTCAATCCCAATGCGGTACACAGCAGCAAAACCTTTCTCATGACCTAACCCCCTGTTATGACAATGATATTTAACCACGGCCGCTGAGAACTGTCGCCTGAACGCGACAGGGGAAAACACAGTGCAAACACAATAAGTGTTGACTTGATGTACACAATTAGTGTTCAATGCAATCACACAAAACGTGTTTAAAGAGAGCCAGCCATGTCCATGTCCATCCTCGTTCTGACCGATGACTACGCCCGCCAGCTCAAAGCCGACGGCTGGATTATCAAGTCGCCCGATTTCATCAACGGCCAGCCCGTCTTTCGCGCCATCAAGCGGGGCTGACATGGCTTTCCACCCACAACCCGATTACCTCGAGCGGCGCGCCATCCAGCGCAGCAAGGAACTGGCGGGGCAACTGAGACGGGCGATCACCCCCGCCGACCGCCGCCGCACCCAAGCCCGCCGCGAGATTGAATTCCGACGCGAACAGAGAGAAGCACAGCAATGAACGCCCCCGATATCAACACCATCCGCCAGCACCCGGCATACCGCGCCATCGCGGACATCGCCGACCTGCTGACCGAGCTGAGCGAAGCCAAGCGAAATCTGGCCCAGCTCGAAGCCAAGGCGCGGAAGCAAATCCCGGTCTGCCTGGCGGCCTACTTCAAAGAGGCCGGCGACGCTGCCGAGGACCGCATCAACCTCGGCAACGGCCAGGAACTGGCCATCGCCGAAGAATGGTGGGACCACAGCAACCCGCTCGGCGCGGTGCGCCTGTACGAGGCAACGCGGACGCTGGAAGAGATCACCGTCGACGCCATCGCCATCACCGTCGACACCGAAACCCCCCAAGCCTGAAAGGACCCCGACCCATGTGGAAAGAAATCGCCTCCGACTACCTGCGCAGCCTCGTCATCGGCGCGGGCTTCGTCACCGGCGGCGCCGCCGTCATCGGCCTGCTGCACGGACTGAGCGAGGTGCTGGCATGAAAACCCTGTTGATTATCGGAGCCAAGGGCAGCGGCAAATCCAGCGCCGCCCAGGTAGCGGCACAGATCGCCATGCAGCACCACGGTGCCGACTCGGTGCTTCACGAGCTGGACGACAACACGACACGCTCGACCCAATTCACACGCGAAGCCATCCGCATCGTCGTCAAGACCACCCCGAGCCGCGGCAAGGTGCCCGCCACCCGCGTGCTCAACATGGATCACTTCGCCCGCCACCCGCGCGGCCGGGCCGTGACCTTCGCCATCCGTGAGGCGGTAGACGCCTGCCTCGCAGCGCACTGACCCAGCACCGGCCCAATCGGGCCGGCTTCCTCAAGCCGCTGCGCCGCGGCGGCTTCGGGAAGTTCTCACCACCGGAGACAACCATGAAACTTGAATTTTTCGATTGGGAGTGCGGCCACCACCAGGAAACGCCCGAACCCATCGAAGGCATCAGCGAAGAACAGGCAGAGGCCATTCTGCGCGCCATCAGCCACGCCATTTCCCAGCCGGGCGGCGCCCGGGCACGGCTCATCGACGGCGATGTCGCCAAGGAATACTACCTGACGGACGACTACGTCTCCCCGCACAGCTTTTGGAAGAGGGTCGAAGAATGAAACCCACCCGCCACATCATCGCTGATCTCGAAACGATGGATACCCTGCCATCCGCCGTCATCCTGACCGCCGGCCTGATCGCGGTCGAGATCACCGACACCGGCCTGACCGTGCTCTCGCGCTGGTATCGCCGCTTGCAGTGGGACACCGGCCACCGTCAGCCGGGCCGTACCGTCAGCCAGGACACCGTCGACTGGTGGCTGAATCAATCCGATGAGGCTTTCATTCAGGCCTTCGAGGATGACGGCCACCGCCTGCCGATCTGGCTGGCCATGCAATCGCTGTCCGCCTGGCTGAAGCTCCACCCGTACCCCATCCGGGGCAACGGCAGCGACTTCGACAACGCCATCCTGCAGCACGCCTTCCAGCAACACGGCCTGCGCTGGCCGTACTGGCAGAACCGCTGCCTGCGCTCCCTCAAGGGCGACGTGACCCAGCTCAACCCGGACCTCAAGCTGCCGGAGTGGCCGGAGCACCTCACCAAGCACGTCGCTATCGACGACGCCGAATACGAGGCCCACGTGCTGGCGGTGCTGCTGCGCGAGATGGAAAGACCAGGTGCCGAACGCCGAGCCAGGGTGACTGCTGCCGTGAAGGGCATGGAAATTGGCATGGCAGCCATGCTCTCTGCTGTTCATCAAATGTTCAGGTCGCGACCGGCGGCACCGCCTTGGCTTTCCCACCAACTGAACGCCATCCGGGAGGCCAAAAACCGCTCCGACGCCTTGCGCCTAGCCACGCTTGGCCGAGAGAACAACCCATCGCCGCTCAATCTGTAAGGACCACCGCCATGACCAAGACAACCTACTGGCTCTCCAACATCACGCTCGACCTCGCTGTCGCCGCGATGATCCTCACCGCCGCCACCGGCAACACGTTGGCCGAAGCCGTGCTCGGCGGGCTCGTCTGGCTCGTCATCCTCGGCCACGCTGTGGTCGCCATCGGTGGCGACAAAACCATGGCCACGGCCACCAGCCGCCCGGCCGGCTACTGGCTCTACCACATCGCATCCGAAACCGCCCTGATCAGCGGCCTCTGGCTGATCGGCTTCCAGATCACGGCCCTGTGCTACCTGGTCGCCCTCGCTGGCTTCGAACTGGCCCTGCGCCGCGAACCGCGCACCGGAAACGAACAGAGCGGAGTGGCGGCGTGACCGACTTCTACGACCTCGGCCACCAGCACGCCTACGCCGGCCAGCAACCCGCCGAAGAGCACCGCGACCAGCCGTACTACATGCACGGCTACAACAACGGCCGCAGCGACTACAACCGTTACCGCGATCTGCTCGACGAAGGCCATCCCCGCCACCAGGCGCTGGTCATGGCCGGCATGCGCGACCCAGTGGAGGGCGAGGTATGAGCCGCACCGCCTTCCTGCTCATGGCCCAGTACGAAAAGCCGCTGATCCCGCTCGAGTCGGCCGCCGCCGACTTCCTGGGCATCAGCGCCAGACTGGCCAAAGAACGCGCCGCCGCCGGAACGCTCCCGTTCCCGACCATGCGCCTGGCCGACAGCCAAAAAGCCCCGCGCCTCGTCCACGTCGACGATCTGGCGAAGTGGATCGACGAAACCCGCGAAGACGCACGCAAGCAATGGGAGCGGAGTCAGGTGTGA